AGTGAACAGCAGTTTAAGGTTGAGTTTGAGTGTGAATTTTTAGGTTCGGTAAATACTCTCATTAATCCCGCAAAACTACGAAATCTTGTATATGAGGATCCGATTAAGAGAAATGCCGGATTGGATATTTATGAAGAAGCAAATGGAGAAAATAACTACCTAATCACTGTCGATGTGGCAAGAGGAATTGGTAATGATTACTCTGCATTTATTGTTTATGATATCACAAACTTCCCATACAAGGTTGTAGCAAAATATAGGAATAATGAAATCAAACCAATGATGTTTCCAAGCATTATTCATCAAGTAGCAAAGGGTTATAATGAAGCTTGGTTGTTAGTAGAGGTCAACGATATCGGGGACCAGGTGGCAAGTATCCTACAATACGACCTTGAGTATGATAATGTGCTTATGTGTGCCATGAGAGGTCGTGCAGGGCAGATTGTGGGGTCTGGATTCTCGGGTAAGAAGTCACAACTTGGAGTCAGAACAACTGCTGCAGTTAAAAAATTAGGATGCTCCAATTTAAAGACATTATTGGAGGATGATAAATTACTCGTATGCGATTATGATATTATTTCAGAACTGACAACTTTTGCTCAAAGAGGAAATTCTTTTGAGGCAGAGGAAGGTTGTAATGATGACCTAGCAATGTGTCTTGTTATTTTCTCTTGGTTGGTTGCACAGGACTATTTTAAGGAAATGACGGATAATGATGTCCGTAAGAGAATTTATGAAGAGCAAAAGAATCAGATTGATCAAGATATGTCACCCTTTGGATTTATTTCTGATGGATTAGATGATTTTTCCGTCACTATCGACGAAGAAACTGGAGATAGATGGATATATGCAGGACAAAATAGTGAAAATAATCCATTAGAAGTTTGGAATGTTGATGAATATGGTGATCGATCTTATATGTGGGATTATAGTTAAATGGACCTAAATGATCAGTTTGAAATTGAACATTTATTTCTTACTGAAAGAAAATGTAGAGTTTGTGGAATTAGACAAAATTTAATAGATAGTTTTTATCGCACAAGAAAAAATCATATTCTCTCATCTTCATACTCATATGAGTGCAAAGAATGCACTATAAAGAGAATACAGCAGTCTAGAAGGAAAAAAATATATGCAACTAATTGGGAATATCCAGATTGGTGAGTGTTCACACATCGTTTCCCCTATGGAAATAACCTTTTTAATAAATATTTTTAGATAATTCTGGATAGCACGGAGAATAAAAGATGCCGCTAAATTTAGCATCTCCTGGAATTGTAGTAAGGGAAGTTGATCTAACACTTGGAAGGGTTACTCCTTCATCCAACAAAGTGGGAGGAATCGTATCACCTTTTGCTAAGGGCCCAGTAGAAGTTCCGATTTTAATAGAAAACGAAAATGATTTATTAAATGCATTTGGAGAACCATATGCAGTAGATAAGCACTATGAGCACTGGATGGTTGCATCATCTTATCTTTCCTATGGAGGTTCTTTAAGAGTTGTAAGAGCAGATGATGATGATTTAAAAAATGGATTTGTTGGAACTGCATCTAGTGTAAAAATTAAAAGTTTAGATCATTATAATGCATTAGGTTATGATGAAAATGTTCTTGCTGGAGTTACTGTTGCTGCTCAAAATCCTGGTTCTTGGTCAAATGGAATCAAGGTTGCATTTATCGATTCAAAAGCAGATCAAATTTTAACAGGAATTACAACAACATCTGTCGCAGGATCTGCTTCCAATCTAGCAGTTGGAATGGGTGTAACTCAGGCACTTTCGGGAGTAATTGCTGGTGTTGGTGCAACATCACTTCTGGATGGTTATTTAAAAGGTATTGTCACTGAAGTTGGAGTTTCACAAATATCAGTAAAGGTTCTGAGTCAGGTATCTGTAGCGGGAACTGAAACTTTAGTTGACTATCAACCACTTGGAGTTTGGGCATTTTCAACTTCTGGAAATCTTGGTATAACCACTAATAGTGGAACTTCATTTATATCAACATCATATACTTCAAGATTAGACTGGTTTGATCAACAAACGATTGGTGTAACAACTACATCTTCACTTTATTGGAATACGCTTGCACAAAGACCAGGAACAACTGCTTATGCATCTTCAAGAGGATCTAGGTTTGATGAGGTTCATGTCATAGTAATTGATGCTATTGGAAGTGTAACCGGAAACGCTGGAACTATTCTCGAAAAGCATTTAGGTCTCTCAAAAGCAACTGATGCTGCATTTTCTGCAGGTAGTCCATCATATTGGAGAAAATATCTTTCAAATAATTCAAAGCAAATTTTTGGATTAAATTCTCCTACTGGAATTGTTACAACTGGATTTAGCACTTCATTTAGTTTAGCATCAGATACTGGTTGGAATCAACCAGCAAATAATATCATCTTTAGTGCAATCGGAGCACCAACATATACAATAACTAATGGTAAGGATTATAATGGTTCTAGTGTTGGTATAGCAACTACTGGTGCATTAACTGCACCTATAGCAAAACTTTCTACTGGATATAATTTATTTGAAAATACAGATAATTATAAGATTGATTTCTTACTGATGGGATCTGCAGCATATTCAAAAGAGAATGCTCAAGCACTTGCCAATAAAGTTATCTCTATTGCCGAATTAAGAAAGGATGCCATTGCATTCATTTCTCCATATAGAGGTGCTGCTTTAACTGATACATCTACAGATACTGCAGTAAATGTAAATGATGCGTCTACCATTACAGATAATGTTCTTAGTTTTTATTCTCCAATAAGTTCTTCATCTTATGCAGTATTTGATAGTGGATACAAATATGTTTATGATAGATTTTCAGATACTTATAGATACATACCACTTAATGGTGATATTGCAGGTCTTTGTGCTCGAAATGATATTAATAACTTCCCATGGTATTCGCCAGCGGGAACTGTAAGGGGATCTATATTGAATGCTATTAAACTAGTATACAATCCATCCAAATCACAAAGAGATAGACTTTATTCTGCAAGAGTTAATCCAGTTATTTTCTCACCAGGAGCAGGTATTGTCTTATTTGGAGATAAGACTGGTCTGGGCAAAGCATCTGCATTTGATAGAATCAACGTTCGTCGTCTATTTGTATATCTTGAAAATGCAATTTCAACATCTGCAAAAGATGCACTATTTGAATTTAATGATGAGATCACTAGAACTAATTTTGTAAATAGTGTCGAACCTTTCTTGCGTGATGTTCAAGCAAAGAGAGGAATCTATGATTATGCGGTAATTTGTGATGAAACAAATAATACTGCAGCAGTTATTGATTCAAATCAATTTGTTGCTGACATCTATATCAAACCAGCAAGATCGATTAACTTTATTGGACTGACATTCGTTGCCACCAAAACTGGTGTTGATTTTGAAGAAGTAATCGGAAACTTTTAATTTAGAGGTTTAAAAAACTATGGCAACTAGAACTCAATTTAATCCACCTCCACTAAGAAAGATTACTGACTTCAAAAGTAAGTTAACCGGTGGTGGTGCAAGAAGTAATCTTTTTGAGGTTGTTCTTTCATTTCCAGATATTGCATCTGCTGATACTAATGTTCTTGATAAAGCAAGATTTTTAGTTAAAGGTGCAAATTTACCTGCGTCCAATGTAAATCCAATTGATGTTCCTTTTAGGGGAAGAACTTTAAAAGTTGCTGGAGATAGAACTTTTGAAAGTTGGACTATTACAGTTATTAACGATACCGATTTTGCAATCCGTTCTGCATTTGAGAACTGGATGAATAAGATCAACAGGGTTTCTGATAATACTGGCGTAACTGATCCAACTGCATATACTGCAGATGCTTTTGTTTATCAACTTGATCGTGATGGATCTACTCTAAGATCCTATCATTTTTACGACATTTTCCCAACTTCAGTCGGTGCAATTCCTCTTGATTATGGGACAGGAGGAATTGAAGAATTTCCTGTGGAATTCCAAATTCTCTGGTGGGAAGCGATTAAAGGTGATTCATCTGCTGCTGGTGGTCAGGACATTAACTAAATAGATTATACACGCAGTTTAAAATTATAAGATGGCGAAACTTTTTGGTTTTTCGATTGAAGATAATATTAAAAAATCTAAATCGATTGCAGCCCCCGTTCCTCCAAATAATGAGGACGGGGTTGACTATTTTATTCAATCAGGTTTTTATGGCCAATATGTAGATATTGAAGGTGTATATAGAACGGAATATGACTTAATTCGTCGTTATCGTGAAATGGCACTTCACCCAGAATGTGATGGTGCAATTGAAAATGTTGTTAATGAAGCAATAGTAAGTGATTTATATGATTCTCCTGTAGAGATTGAATTATCAAATTTAAATGCAAGTGATAGATTAAAGGACGTTATTAGATCAGAATTTAGGTATATTAAAGAAGTCATGGACTTTGATAAAAAGTGCCATGAAATTTTTAGAAATTGGTATATTGATGGTAGATTATTTTATTTAAAGGTCATAGATCAGAAAAATCCTGAGGGAGGCATTCAGGAAATAAGATATATCGATCCGATGAAGATAAAGCATATTCGTCAAGAAAAAAAGACGGAAAATAATCTACAAGGATATCGAAATTTAAATTTAAAATCTGGAAATGATGATGATGATCATGCCAATTTTCCAGAGATTGAAGAATATTTTGTATACACACCAACACCAAATTTTCCAACAGGAACAATTAGCGGTGGATCAAAAAAGGGAGTTAAAATTGCAAAAGATTCGATAACTTATTGCACTTCAGGTCTTGTAGATAGAAATAAAGGAACTGTTCTTTCATATCTACACAAAGCAATCAAAGCACTCAATCAACTTCGCATGATTGAGGACTCATTAGTCATCTATCGTTTGTCAAGAGCACCAGAACGTCGCATTTTTTATATTGATGTTGGCAATCTTCCAAAAGTAAAGGCAGAACAATACCTCAAAGAGGTTATGTCTCGTTATAGAAATAAACTTGTTTATGATGCGAACACTGGAGAAGTTCGTGATGATCGTAAGTTTATGTCTATGATGGAAGATTTTTGGCTTCCAAGAAGAGAGGGTGGTCGTGGAACCGAAATCACAACTCTTCCTGGTGGTCAAAATCTTGGAGAACTTCAAGATATTGAATATTTCCAAAAGAAACTTTATAGAGCACTCGGTGTTCCAGAAACAAGAATTGCTGGTGGTGGAGATGGATTTAATCTTGGCAGATCATCGGAAATTCTTCGTGATGAACTTATGTTCTCCAAATTTGTGGGAAGATTGAGGAAAAGATTTGCAAACGTATTTAATGATATTCTTCGCACACAGTTGCTTCTAAAAAATATTGTTTCTCCAGAAGATTGGGAGAAAATGAGCGATCATATTCAATATGATTTCTTATATGACAATCATTTTGCAGAATTAAAAGAAGCAGAATTATTAACAAATAGATTAACTCTTGCTACAACTATTGAACCTTATATTGGTAAGTATTATTCAACCGAATATGTTCGCAAGAAAATTCTTCGTCAAACAGATTCAGAGATCATTGAGATTGATCTTCAAATTGAAGATGAGATTGCAAAAGGTATTTTGCCTGATCCAAATGCACCAGTTGATGAAATGGGAAATCCTTTACCTCCAGATCAAGGACAAGCAATTGAACAGGGTGCTGGAGGAGAAGTTCCGATTGAACCAACAATCAATGCTGCACCAGCAGAGATTCCAGAACCCAAAGGTGGGAAGATATAAATAATCTTATAAATATAAATCAATTTTTATGGAAGAACTTATCGATTTGATTGCAACTGATGGAGCGCCTTCGGACGTTTCCAGCAAAATTAAAGAATTACTATATGCAAAATCTGCTGGAAGAGTAGATTCTGTTCGCCCAGAAGTTGCTGCTTCAATGTTTGGCAGTTCAGAAAACGGAGAGGATTAAGAATAATGGCTTTAAAAATTGTACAAGACATAGCAACTATTGGTATTAATACCGTTGGTGTTACGACTAGTGCTGCTTTTGCATTAAAAAGTGGATATATCAGATTAACTCCAAATAAAGATTGCCATATTGCTATTGGAACAAATCCAGCAGCAGGAAATGCTTCATTCATGATTCCTGCTGGAAGATCTGAAATTTTTAAAGAAAGAGTTGCAAGACAAAAAATTTCTGGAATTACAACAGGAACTTCTACGATAATTACTTTTAGTGAAAATTTAGGAAATCCTTTTGTTGTTGGTGACGGATTAACAATTGAAAATGCATTTCCATCTGGAATTAATACCACATTTAGTGTAGTAACAGCAGTTTCTGAAAATTTTAGTATTGGGCAAAGCACAATTACTATTGATTTTAATAGTGCTGCAATTACTGGTGTTGCAGTCACAGGTGCAACTGCTGCAAGAACTATTAAAGTGTCTGGTTTAGCAGATGGTTCTGCGGGAGCAACTGCTGGATCTGGTGTATTAAATATTACAGAAGTCCAAATAGCATCACAAGCATAAAAAAATGAAACTAATCACAGAAGAAGTATCACAAGTCAAGTTCATCACCGAAGGTAAAGGCGCTGAAAAGAAAATGTTTATTGAGGGAGTTTTCCTTCAAGGTGATATCTGCAATCGTAACGGCAGAATGTATCCAATGCAAACTCTTGCAAAAGAAGTTGCAAGATATAATGAAGCATTTGTTTCCAAAGGTCGTGCTCTTGGAGAACTCGGTCACCCTGATGGTCCTACCGTCAATCTTGATCGTGTTTCTCACAAAATTGTTTCCCTTGAACAAAAAGGAAGCAATTTTGTTGGTAAGG